GCGTTGGTAGCGCCAGTCGACGCGATGTTGGTCGTGTTGGTCGAGATGTTAGTTGCGTTCGTTGCGGCAGCAGCAGCGTTAGTCGCTCCGGTCGACGCAATATTGGATGCGTTTGTAACGGTTAGTCCGGAAACAGTGCTTATGTCTCCGGTCGCAGATGTGACTTGAGTAGTTCCATCGTCCCATCTTATCGTAATAAATGAACCGGTTCCTGAAACCTCCAAATCATAAGAAGGTGTGACCGTCCCAATACCAACATTATTTGTTGCAGCGTCGGTATGGAGTATCACCTCCCCATCCGCTGCTATCAGCTGGACGTCAAGATCCCTATTTGTATTGTTTAACTGAATCTTACCGGTGCTCTTTTCTAATTTAATAGCTGACCAGCTACCGGCAACTAAATTGATAAGATCGGGCGCGAATCTGATGAAAGTGTTTCCATCTCCATTATGATAGATGTATTCGTCAAATCCGGCGTCTCCTGCAACGTGAAGTAAATAATCAGGTGATCCTGTACCGATACCCACCCTGTTAGTTGAAGCGTCAGTTCGGATTAGTTGGGTTCCGTCATCACTGTTTACCCGAAAATCAACATCGTTATTAGAGTTGTTGAGCGTGACTTTGTTGTTATCCTGATCTATCTTTATCATGGACCAGTTACCGGCCCGTAGGTCTATAATGTCATCCTGAAACCTGATGGATGTGTCGTCGTCACCATTATGATAAATATATTCATCCACACCCATATTGCCAGCAACATGAAGAGGATAAGTCGGTGGTATCGCACCCGTACCGATACCAAGATAGTCAAAGTAGCCCGTACCAGAGGTGTCGAACCGGGCTCCCACCAAGGTGAGTCCGGTGCCAGCGGTGTACGTTGTGTCTGTAGCGGCGGTAGTCTGGGTTGTGCCATCAGCCCATCTAACTGTATTAAAAGAGCCGGTTCCGCTAACCTGCAACTGATACTCTGGGTCTATGCCTATTCCTACATAGTTGCCAGAGGTTTGCGTAACCGCTTTATCTGCCGGATAGGTAATAAAGACCGTAGTGCCGCCCGCTAGGTCTATTTTGCTATCGTCTGAATTAGAGCTTGAAAAAATTTCATCTCTGGACAGCGTATTGCCCGCAGTTGCATAAGTGCCAATCCCTACCTCAAAATTATTTCCCTCCTGTAGGGTATAGTAGGTAGAGTTGCCATTACCTATTCCCGAGATACCAACAAATCCAGCAACGGCGCCATCTAAGGTTATGGTGCCGGAGCCGGTTGTGGTTGTTGTTTCCTTTGCGCGATCTAAAAATCTAACGATGGGATGCGACATTGCGTCCTCTTCCGTTTTTAAGTGCTTGGATCAGTTATCACAGGCGGGGGCGGCACGCTGGACGCTGCATTCTCCTTTGCCATTCTTGTCTCATATGAAAAAGTGTGGGCCATTAAAAATTCTCGCGTTATACGATTTGCAAACTCTCCCTGAGTTTCGGGATTGTCTATAAATTCTAGATTGTCAACACCAGAGTTCACGTCGTCATTAAAATCGGGATTTGGTATCTGTGTTTGATATTTATAGTTCGCGCATAGAGCGTCTACAACCCGGTCGGTATCTTCGTCGGGAATCTCTAAAGAAAAAATAGCCATCTTCCGCAGCCTCCTAAGTTTTATTAAAAAATCCGGTGGCAGCGTGTGCCACCACCGGATTCAAACAAGAGTAGCTCTGTAGGGCCTCTAGAAGGCTCCCAAAAGAACTCTTCTGGTGTCAAGGGCCGCGAAGCCGTGCTCTGCCCAGCCATAGAGGCCAGCGCGTCGCTGTCTGTGAAGAGTGTCGTCTTCCCAGATCTCGACTGGTGCGCGAACGGGCATAACAAAGCTGTCGAGGTTACGAAGATCGAGACCCACAACGATCTCCTTCTTGGTACTCGGAAGACTGCCGCTGAGATCCGTCTCGTAGTACTGCTCGTACTCTTGCGACTCGCCCAGTTCATCTAGAACGTGTAGGTTAACGTTAAAGATGCGTGTGAGAAGGCCACCATCGGAAACAATAAGTTCACGACGCGTAACCGGATCTACCTCGTCAACACCCCAGTTGCGAATATCTTCATGGCCTTCGGGGCTCATGTAGAGGTCCGTAAGAGTGCCAAAGTTGATGGATGTAGAGTTACCACCACCGTTGCGGCGCATGATAACCTGCATAAGAGAAACGAGTCTCTTGCTGAAAACGCCAGCTGTGGCGTCGCCATCGTAGATCATGACGTTGCGATCAGCGCCCGCTGAAATTAGCGTATGCCAACCATCGTCATTCATCTTCTTGACAAAGGAGCTTTGCAGAACGTCCATGGCACGTCCAACAACGTCCCACCGAGCATCGCGAGCGTACTTGAGAAGCCAGTCAATAGAAGCGCCTACGTCATAGGTCGGAACCATGACATAATCACCTTCAACGTGACGTTCAGGAATACGGCCATGATTAGGAATCGTGTAAGCAACGAATTCCTTTTCGGTGCCGGGGGCAAGGAAGTCAAGTGGAAACTCGGCGGTAGCTCCGGGGCCCAGTCTGATAGCCTCAAAGATTCCGTCTAAAATGTCGCCACTCATAACTCCCTTGCGAAGAGGAATCTCTAGAGCTTTGGCAAGCTCTGCGGTCGCGGCAAGCGACTCCTCTTTGTTCATGGAGCCTGCTCTGGTGAGCAGCGAGTCCATTTCAGGAGTTGGTTCAAAGTATTTTCTAGCCATTGTATATCTCCAAGTTCTATATGTTTAAACGATGTTAATATCCACTTTGGCAAAACCATCGGCATCCTTCTTAGAAAGCCAGCGGCCAACAGCCGTGCTGCCACTATAAGCGGTAGCTGAAGTCAGCTGTCCATTTACGTGGAAGTAAGCCAGCTCACCAAGAGTGATGGAGCCGGAAATCTGGTCTGTTACTACAAATCCACGACGCAGCAACAACACCTTGCCGCCCTGCTGCATCTCATCTTTCGCAAAGTTGATATGCTGGCGAGTGAGGTCCAAATTTACAACATCGTTAAGGAGCAGGCCAGCTGGGTGTTTAGCCAAGTCTGCCGCTCCGGGGATGGCAACCGTCGCGGCTGAATCGTCCATCGCTGCTCCGGAGCCTTGCCCCTCATGAATTACTACAAGACCTCTCTCAGCCGTTTCGTTCATGAAAAAGCTAAGGTCGGTCTGAAGCTCGTTTCTATCTGGTCTTAAAGCCATTATTTCTCTCCCGATTCATTCTTAAGAATTACTTTGTTAACCCAATCGTGAAGACCGGCGCGAACAGTATCAATAACTTCCTCGCCAGCAAACTCATCGGACTCAACAGAAATATCTACGGTTTCGTCAGCTTCGGCAGTTTCGAGGACTTCCTCGTCTACCTCAGTAGCAACAGCCTCTTCAGCTTCATCTTCAGCTGAGACTTCTGCTTCTGTATTGTCCGCTTCTTCATCAGAAGCTTCGATCTCTTCTGTGTCGTCGGCGGGATGGTATTCTCCGAGAGTCTTCGCTAGAGCCTCGAACTGATCGTCGCTTAGATCGACGAATAGGTCCATTTTGGAGGCCGCGTCCTCTTCGGAAAGACCGGCGGAAATCAGAGACGCCTTTCGGGCACGCTGCTTCTCGGCCTCTTCAACCTCGGCAATCTTCGCCTCGGCCGCTTCTAGTTTATCTTGCTTTACCTGAATCTCGGAAGCAGCCGCTTCTAGTTCTTCGACTGATTCGGCCAGCTCTGACTGAACTCTTTCCAGATCTTTTTCAGCGCTGGCGACGAAATCCGTAAGCTCTTGAATAGTAGTTTCATATTTTTCAACATTCGCGTCAGCAAGCTTTTTGGAGAGCTCTTTATTTTCGGCCTTTAGGGCCGCGAGCGCATCCTTTAACTCTGCGAGTTGAGTATTACCGGTATCGTTTGACATGTCAAAGCTCTCCTGTTGATCAAAAAAGGTGTTAGCGTGGGTTTCTATTTGTCTTATTACACCATCTTCAGTATAAAAGACATTTTTAGAGGACGTAGCTGCTCCGTTAAAGTTAAAGGTCCTGCCTTTATCAAAAATGATGCTTTCTGGGTTGGCTGGCTTTTGAACAAATCCCTTACCACTAAATGTAATATTACGCAAGAGTCTACCAACCTGATGATTCTGGTAGGACCCATCTCCACCGTAGGAGCGTAGGTGAGACGTAAGGAATGCACTTTCTTCGTTTCTCGGAATTACGTGGTGTTTTCCATTGGGATCCACAACGGCGTAGTCGAAGCCGTGAAAAACACACTCCATAGATACATACTTATCACCTGCCTCTATCTGTTCTATTAGGTCACTTGCTCGTTTACGGTAGGCCGGATCTTGCCACTGCTGATATATAACAGAGGACACAACTATATGATAGTGGTCTGGCAGGTCGGATAGATCACTTTTTTCGTCCAATAAAGAAAAATTGTTGTCAACTGCCCAGCTGTCAATAATTCCACCGACTATTTGTCGTTCGTCATGCTCTATATTGGTGGGTTTGTATTTAGGAGTTTCACGAGCAGCCCACACTTCGTCTTTGTCAAAAACGTCATCGTTCTTATTCCACGAGGTGGTTACAAGAACCGAGTAAACGTTATAAACATCTTGGTCATCTTTTGCGGCCTTGCTTTTACTTAAAGCCGAAATGTCCTTTAAAGAAGTAACGTCCCTATCAAGAAGAGCCTCTTTATTCTGGTCTAGAAGAACCGGCGCCTCGTAAGCTATGGCTGCCGTAGACCTTATTAAATGTTCAAGCCCTGCTTCTTTTTCGGCACTAAAGATTTTGATCTCGCTATTCATCGATTTCCCCTATGAGGTTTCGACATCTTTGCTTTGGGACTCGGCATAAAAAGAAACCCGCACGTTTCTAATTTCTTCAATACTGAGTTTTCTGTTGATATCAACAGCAGCATTAGATATCCATTCGTCACATTTTGTTATTACACCATTCGTCAACTTTTGCTTTAATGCTAGCTCAACCGAATTCTCATCTATATCTTCAAACGCATTAAGATGATACAGAATGCCGAACTTAATCGTCTCGGATTGTGCAAACTCTTCTGCCGTAAGGCTACGCATGTTCTTTTTGCCGAACTGCCTTAATAGGCCCGGATTTACAAGGTCAGCGATTTTTGCCTGCGCTTCTTTGGCCCATAATTCTAGCGACGCCTTTGTCTTGGGCTTGAACTCTTTTTTCTTGCGAGGCTGCGTGTCTCGGGTGTTCGGGGGTCTTCCCGGCACACGAGAAACCTTTTGCCCGTTAGGTGGTGGAGCCCCTTGAGGCTGAGATGGTTTTCTCATATCGAGAGCGGCTTTGTCGCCATTTCTCTTTTCGAGCTTGACACCAACCTGAGTGGGAGAAACCACGCCTGTTTGTAATGCAATTTTCTGAAGACCGTATTGTTTATCAACGGAGTGGTAGGGACTAATTTTCTCAAGGTCTCTATTGACTCTTCTCTTCTCTTCGTCAGCCACTCGTCGAAACTCCACTTCGGGCCTAGCTTTAACATGCCTTTGGACGAACTCGTCGCTTACAATATTTCTGTCGGCCATTGCAAGCATCAGATTGGCAACGGCGCTGGGGTCGTCAAGATACATATAGTCGAACTCGACTTGGGCTGGGAATCTAAATCCCATGGAAGACTGTACGATCTTAATCTGGGTGTTCCAGAAATCCAGTAAGATGTTTCTTACGTAATTAAGTCTTTCTGTCAAAGTCTTAAGAGATATGAAATTGTTTGTCGTTCCCGCTGCCCCGAAGGTTCCCGTAAGGGTGGGGGGAATTCCAAGGCACGCATAAATTGCCATAAGGGTAGGTCGATACTTCTCTTCCCCTAAAAATCTCTGAACATCTGTATTAGTCTCTAAAACCTCAATGTCAGGACCCCAGATGATATCTGTAGTGCCACCCCCCACGTTTGCGCCCAATATATGTTGCAGGGTAGAAGCCGCCGTAGGAGTTGGGGCAATTTTGTGATCTAAACTTCCAAGTTTAAAAATACGAATCTTAGATATGGCTCCGTCAAGGGCAGTCTTGTCTGCCAGCTTTAGTCTTTCGTAAAGAATAAGATCATTAAAGCACGAATACGTCATGGGGTCTGCCCATTCTTGCCAATCATCTTTCTTGTAGAAGTAAACGAAAGTTTTATCACGAGGCATGCGAACGCCACGGTTTGTTTCAGCCGCCGTAATAATCTCTTGGGGAATCTTTGAGAGTAGGCCTGCCTCCAAAGGGTCAGAACTATTTCTCAGCTTCCGAATCATATTAACGATTTTTTTAGGAAGCTTCATTACATATTCTCGCTCCCCTATCATTCCTGCGACAGGACCACCAATCACCTCGACGGTAAGGGGGTCAACGAAGGTGTACTCCCAAGGAATTTCGTTCTTCATGAAGTTGGTGTCATTTAAGTTCATCACAAGGTCGGGAGAGGCAATGGATCTCTGCATCTCTTCCCTTTTCTTGCGATTAACTTTAGCCGTCTTCATGCTAATGGGAACGTTGGCTTCTCTGAAAAGAAGATTGCAAAGTCGTTCAGAAACTTCCTTACCATTAATCCTATCAAACCAGCTATTGTAAAAATTTTCCACTCTTCGATTTTTGTGGACGAGCCTTACTCCTTGGCATGCAAAATCACCCATTAGGTCGATTGCATTTCTAATAAGGCCTATGCGACGATAGGCGGTGCGGGCAAATGCAATTATATCTTTAGGGGTTTCAGGAACCGCCTGATCAGGTCTAAAGAAATCATAATCAGAGCTTCTTAGGCCGGGACGACCGCTAAGGGATGTGGTTAGGTCGGAAAAGTCCCGAGTCCTAGAAGAGTAGGAAGCGGAAGAGAATTCCTCAACGGCATTGTTATAAGCCTCAAGGCCGTTTGCTCTATCTTGCTTGCTTCCTTCCCAGCTTACGTATGCAGGCTCGCTCTTTCTGCTGTTCGGGGTGTCTGACTCACTCTTGGGATATTTTTTTGATGGCATGTTGTCCTATAACCTCTTAATACTTATTGTGCTGCCTAGTAATAGCTATTGGTTTTTACACCATTACTTATGGTTCCTGTTAATTCCAAAGCATACGTTCTTGTTTACGTTGGCCATCCATTCCTGTCCAACGTACATTTGATTGGAGGGGTCGATGTCGAAAATTCCCGGCTTTATAACCGTGCCAATATTGTTGTACATAGGGGGTGGAATTTCTCTATGTATTAGCCTCGCTATCATATTTGCAATTATTAGAGCGCTATATCTATCTTTTCTCATACGCCCTTTTCTTCCCGTGTCGAGCTTGATTTCAGGAGTATCAAATCGCTCTCTTCCTGTGGCGGTTGTGGACATTACTACGGTAACAAGCTCGTTCTTCAACTCTTCTATTTCCATAACGGCATCCTCTAGCGTGTCGTATAACCGCAACGCATCGGACTCCCCTACTTTGTCACGAAGCTGCCTAAACGAGATTTTATCTTTTTCGCTGAGAATGCTGAGGCTCAGCGTGTCAAATCGAGGTAACAGGAGAACCTTGTCCTCCATGTCTTTGCGAAGACCGTGATTGGCCTGCGATGTCCATTCTGCTTTGGCAAAGTTAATAAGCTCTATTACGTGATCCCCCGCAATGGAGTCGGTGTCTTTTTCTTTCTTATCCTCGATAATTGGGAGTATGGGCCTTTCTCCTTGCATCATCTTGTCAGAATCTCCCAGTGCTTCTGCAAGGGCGTAGCCTCCTCCTTGGGAATCAATGCCTATGCGAACGCATGGAAAAACTTTATAGAGCTCCCTGATCTTTCGGCAACAAAAGCCATAGTAGTCGTTAGCATCTGTAAGGCCTATACGCCTGCGACTCTTAAAGTCCTTCTTGTTCGTTGTCCACGAATATACAACCCGCTGATGGTCCGGGTGTATCTCGATGATAATTAGTGCGAAGTTGTCTTGTTCGGACGCGGGGTCGATTCCGAAAACATATCTGCCATCAGCAGACCCTCTGGTGACTGGATCAAAGGGCTCGGCGCACCATGGGGGCCACCCGGCCTTTTGACAGTTTCGGTCGTGGGCAACACAGGATTCTATAAGGCTGCGTTTAAAAAAGCCCTGACTGTCAGAAGTAAAGCATGCCCCATATTCCATTTGATAAATTCCATTGTGCATGGTGGCTCTAGAGCGAGCTACCTGCTGATCGTCCATGAATCCTTCCGGAATCAATTCATAAGGAACCCTGATAACTGAAAACGCCTTCCAGTCAAGACGCTTCATGTATTCGGGAATTTCATCTGCCTCGTCACCCGCAAGTTCTGCTGCTTTTTTAAAATCACCGTGGGTTTGGATGGTAGATTTATACTTTTTCCAGTAGGACGCAAAGTGCTCAAAACCATAACCGCAGGTTCCCGATATGATAGACTGGTTGGAGGTGCGATCTTGGTAGTCAACCTCCATACTCTCATTCCATTTTCCAGACTTCTGCAAAACCCTTCTTTTAGCCGCCTCCTTAACGTTCTCTGTGGGATTGGCAGATACGGCAGCAAAGCCAGCAACTACGGTTTCGTAAATATCTACCGGAATACTATTAAATTCATCGGCAATGATTGTATGAGCGCGAAGACCTCTGATCTTCGAGCCGTCTCCGAGCGGCACAGCCATGGCCCAGCTATCGTTTATTCTCATAGTGCATCTGTCTACGTCCCGACGAGGACCGCTGTTATCAGAACAAATGCTGCGTAATATTGGAGCATTTTTCCAAATAGTATCCATGTATTCAAATATAACCTTACTCTGTCTAAAAGCGGCGCCTACAATAACGATCTTGGTAGAGGGGATCAGGAGGCATCGCAAAATACTATAAACGGAAAGAAGAAAAGATTTTCCGAAACCACGACTCGCGATATACATAGGAAACGCTTTGGTCCACAACTCTCGGAGTATAACCACCTGCTCAGGAAGAAGCTCTACATTTAGAAGCTTCTTGGCAGTCCACTGAAAATACTGAGGGTCACGCATTATACGCAAAACATGGAGGTGGAGATTGTCCTTTTCCTTTTGGGAAAGACCAGTAAGGGGAGAGGATATATCTTTAAGGTCTTCTTGCGTTATATTGAGCCAAGCGTGCTCTGGGGATTCAACGTTATACATAATGCTCGTTTACCGTTCTCATAATGCGAAAAGCGGTTTCCTCAGCCCTCTTCTTGTTACCGCAGGCTATAACTTTAATGCCATGCTCTACCATCGCAGAAGACAAGACTCTCATCATGTACTTACCCTTGATTCTGATTTTTGGCCACTTGCTTTCAGGAACCTTTGAACCGAGGGGATACTGCTCTATATCGTGCCAGTCAAATTCAAGAAGAAGGAAGGCGTGAGGAAAAGAGGCCATCGCTTTTAGTTCTCGCAAGAACCTCTTCTCTCCACAGTTACCCGCAAGCTCTGCAACCGACTCTTTTCTTTCTATACACAGCAGGTGCTCCTTGTCTTTAATGGTATAGTCGCCAATGTTGACTTTTGTAACCTCTGTACCGATACAGTGGGCGTCCTCTTCGAACCACCATCCGTGTCCTTTCTTTTCTCTTGTGTCACGAATGATGGTAAAGCGGCTCATCACGGATACCTTGAAATAAAGACAGGGGTATGTTCGCCCACGTAGGCACACCATGTGTTAAAGTCTAGATACTCCAGAGCATCCTCTTCGGTGCAGTCATTGTTAGTGGCAAATAGATCTACCATGAGATCCATATCGTATACTACTTGACTACCTTGGGTAACACCAACTATAGCGCCGTCGAAAAAATCCTCCGAAAGAAATAGGAGTTCTGCGCCGTGCTCTTCTGCCATTTTATCTCTTATCATATCCTTGCGTTCCATTCTAATATTTTTAAAAAAAATCCCTCGTAGTTTTCCTCACTACCCTTAATCTTCTTGTGGCAGTTTCTACACAGGGTTATACCATTGTTGACTGAATATCTTAAGGCTGGAGCAGCAGACCATTTTTTAATGTGGTGAACTTCAAGTCGCTTCTTGGATGCGCAACCGGGCCATTGACACTTGTAGCGATCCCTCTTTCTGATATCTTTACGCCACTTAGCATAAGCTGGATCGTTGAAGTTTCTACGATACATTTAGATCATTTCCTACCATGCCAGCAACCAGATCTTTGAAACCCACCTCCGGCTCCCACCCCAGTGCCTCCTTAGCCTTCGCAGGAGAGCCTCTAAGGTACTCTACCTCCGCAGGACGGTAGAACTTAGGGTCGATCACTACAACGTCTTCCCAGTGCCTTATATCGCCCACATAGGAAAATGCTTCATCTAGGAACTCTCGGATAGAGTAAGCATGGCCTGTGGCAATAACAAAGTCTTCGGGCTTGTCATGCTGAAGCATAAGCCACATGGCCTTAACATAATCTGCTGCATGGCCCCAGTCCCTGTAAGCGTCTAGATTGCCAAGTCTTAGCTTGGGAAAGGTTTGTACGCATTTTTGATCAAGTGTGAGCGGAGCAATAATGTCGTCATCATCATAAGAAAGCTTATCACCGTGTACGCAAAGGCGAGAGTCCTTCCATCGAACAAACTCCCCGATCCACTTGGTAATCTTCCGCGTTACAAAATGTTCACCCCGTCGCTCACTCTCATGATTGAAAAGAATTCCACAACATCCGAAAACTCCATAAGCTTCTCTATAGATACGTACAAGATGATGTGCATTTGTTTTTGCAACGGCATATGGGCTTTGTGGCATAAACGGCGTTTCTTCGCATTGATGCTTGACGGTCTTGCACATAGTGTAGTTCTTTCCAAACATCTCACTCGTGGATGCCTGATAAAACCTTGAATCCAATGAGAAATGTTTAATCGCCTCCAAAAAATATAGCGGCCCCATCGCGTTGACTTGAAAAGTGTAGTCGGGTTGCTCAAATGAAGTTCCAACATGCGACTGTGCGGCAAGGTTATAAATTTCATCAGGACGTATGCTGTCCACCAAGGAATAGACACATCCGGAGTCAGCTACTTCGCCCTCCACAATCTCAAAGTTAGGATGGTTAATAATGTTGTTTAACCTTCCTAAATTTGACGTGCTCGATCTGCGCTGCATTCCACAGACACGATAACCCTTCTCGATAAGCAGCTCGGCCAGATAAGAGCCGTCCTGTCCTGTAATCCCCGTGATGAGGGCCTTTTTCATATCTCCTCCTCCTCAAGCAAAGTGTCCGAATTTAAAATAGGCTGATCCACCAATCCGTCCTCGTACTGGTGAAGTTCTGCGAGGCGCTCAGTCGCCTTATCAGCGGCAACCCTATGCACCTCCATGTCAAAGCTCTCATCCTTCCTCGTCTTGTCATCGTCAAGCTGGCGCAGCCACGCCGAGAAATTAGTTTTTGCATCATCAGCATTCCGCTTCCTCTGTTCCCTCGTACCTTTAAGGTCTTTGAGCAGCCGCTCTTTTTTTGTCAGCAACTTTTCATGCTCATTAATATAAGCTGACTTGGATGAAATCGCCGCTCCTAATTGAGTTTGAAAGGAAGCAAGAGCCACGGTGTCCTGCATTGCCATGGGCTTTTCCATTTCCGTGTCAATCATCTTGTTTAGACGTTCAATATTTTGAATAACTTCCTGACGGTCTTCCATACCCCTGTTGATAAGTACCTCTGTCCTGATAACCTCAAGGATCTCCATTTCCTCGGTATGAGTAACGTCCTCAGAAAACTGTCTGAAGTAGTCTATGTTTTGGTGTTCGAAGAAAATTAACTCGGCGTCTGTGAACTGTTTTTGGAGTTCCTTGTAATAATAGCGCCCCCGCAATTGCACCAACAGATGTTCGTCATCTGTCATGTTACGCATCTTGAGGTTTTCTTTGTCGATAAACTTCTGTATCGGCGTTACGGTTCTATTTAGGGTCTCTGCAATCTCTTCAAGGGGAAGATTAAAGCAGTTCTGGCGAATGAAATCCATCTCCTTGTTAGACAGCTTGCCTCGCTTACGTGCCAATGTTGTGCTCCTCTATAATCCTCTTGATGATTTCAACTATGTACTGGCGTCTTGATTTGGGTAATTTTAGACTATTGGTAAATCTTATCCAGTCCTCACGGTAAAGTACAGGAATAGCCTGATCGACTAGGTTGAAGATGTGTCTCTGGTCCAAAATTTCATCTAGGTGATTACCCTGCTTAACATCGATATCCAGATTGGCGGTATTCATGATGTTACGCTTTGCGGTATTTCTCTTGAGCCAGCCAGAATACAGGTCGCACTCTTCCTCATTATCAAAAGCCTTGCATCCATAATTATTACTATTGGTAAATGACATATCAAAGAAGGGACAGTTGTCACACGGCTTGTCAGGGCGTCCGAAATTGTTACGCTTGAAGTTATACAGGCGGTTTCGAACGTGGGTCCAAAGGAAATTCTCCAGTGGCCTTACGCCATCATAGTTCTCTAGACCTTCCCATGCAAACAGGCGTGCCTGCTGCATCATGTCTTCGAGTTCGTGGTATCCAAACTTAAACTTCCCGGCTAGACGCCGAGAGATCAGGTCAATCGTCTGGAGTACCTGTTCCTCCGTCATCCCATGAGGTATCGATGTCATCTATAACCTCTGCTTCAATGCCTTCCAAGTCAAGCTCAATATCCTTTATAACAATTGCTGCTTCAACGTTAAAGGGGTTAAGGCTGATTTCAACCCCCAGCACGTTCTCAACCACCCGGTCAGTCGCAGCATCCACCACCACAGCACTCTGGGGGCTCCCGTTGCACTTTATCTTCAGCTTCATCGTCCTGAGTAATCCGATTGGTTCCATCGCTTTCTCCCGCAATTAGACTGGAAATATCCTTCTCCTCGCAAATACTGGCCTGCGCGACGAGTTCTTCGTCATCCATGGCAGACTTTACGATAGGGTCGGTAGAATGAACAAATTTCTTCATGGGTCTCTCCAAAAGATGTTTTCGGTGGCTATTATATAATAGCGCAAATGACCACTTTGTTATACACGGAACAGAAGATTATGAACAGAAAATGGGCGGAAAAAGATCTTCAGTATATCCGCGAGAATGCGGAAGCTCTCAAGGACAGGGAATTGGCAACAGAATTGACCCGGCGCAGCGGACGTACTGTATCTTTAGGGGCAGTGCGTAAAATGAGGCAAAGGATGGGGATTAGAAAAAAAAGTGGTAGAGGGATCTGCAAACTGGGGTAATCATGGGCCTGTGTGAAGTACAAAAGAGCACCATCCACGGAAACGGTGTTTTTGCCACGGAAAATATCGAGGCGAATGTCACGCTGTTTGAAACTCACGTCATGGGGGGTCGTGACCGGGGGTTTAAGAGCGAGTGGGTCAACATAAGCCCGAACTGCCAATATAATCACTCGAAGAAAAATGCAAACTGCCGGTCGGAGACTAGGGGCAAGTTTAAATTTTTAGTAACTATTCGAGAGATTCAAAAAGATGAAGAATTGCTCGTGGACTTCACATTAGACACTGACTTGGAACAACCCCAAGAAGGCTGGTCTGAATAAAAGTGGACATTTCACCACGTGGGAGTTTATTTCGTCTGAACCACCCAGCGATAACGGTGTTGATTGGCACGATAGTTGCACAGATTAGAAAACCCCACCCTCTAGTGTTGAGTTTCAAACCCACTAGCAGGTTCGGAACAATCAACCGTTGTAATGGTTGAGGACTTCCGGCAGGAAGTCAGCATCCACATTCAGGTGGTAGTTTCGTTCAACACAGGTCATGCCCATGTCTTCGAGAACTGTACCAGCATGACGGATGATCTCTTGTTCGCTGGTCAAACCAGCGGGTAGCTTTGAGGCTACGATTTCAAAAGTGTAACTCATGTAATTCCCTTTCTTTGTTAGAGTATTGTTTCTGTTTTTCATACGCGTATTGTAACAAGTTTTGCCAATCTTGTCAACCCTAATCAGACAATTCCGCTGACCATGCGATGTGGGATGAGGTTTCGGGGTTGACAAAATCTGGCGAGTGGGCTGGCCGCGCCGCCCTAAGTGCTTGACTGACAACGAGTTACAACTACTTTTACAAAATAAAATTTTAGGTGGAGACTGGGCTTGACTTATGCCGATAATATAGATATAATACAAGCATGAAAAACAAAACCAAAGCATTCGTTTTCGACTTCGATGAAACACTGGCCCACACCAGTGCGGTTGAACTCGATGGAACTGATGACCGATTCGCGGAGTTCAATGATCCTTCGACAATCTTGAACGGCACACCGTTGGATCTGATGGACTTGGCGAAAGACGTTTACGATGAAGGCCATTCGGTTTTCATCTTGACGGCTCGCAACGAATGCATCTCAAACGCAATCGCTGAATTCCTGAGTGGGTTCGACATTGAAGCAAACGCGATTCATTGCGTTGGTTCAAACGCCAGCGTCAACGTTGCGAAGGCAAAGCGAAAAGTTCTGTTGAGCATCATCGAGAATCACGACGTGGTTTGGTTCTTTGATGATGATGAAAAGAACATTGAACTGGCAAGCGAACTCGATTGCAGGGCAACGAAAGTTTGAAATTGGGCTTGGCAACCAATACCGATTCTGGTATAATACACGCTCACAAGGAACGAAAGAGAAACAAGATGAAGACGACAGGAACAAAACAGTGGAACGAAGGCGACAAGGTGACACCGATTCGGGGACACCTCCGGGGCGTGCCTTGTGTCATCAAATGGTCGGGTTGGCCGGTGGCATTGGCCACGGTTGTGACCGTCCACGGATGCTGGCGAAGCATCCACCCGAACAACCTCAGAAGCATCGAAGGCTAGAACAATGCAGAAGAAACCAAAGACCGGCGACCTGTTTTGCAGAGGCAACGAATTCAACTTCGAGTTGGTCCCGTTGCAAGCTCACAGGAAATACCAATACATCACCATCTTGCACGGGCAGGGTGGACTTCCGCCTACCTGTGGCGTGAGGGTGGACTACCCGCGTTTGACGGGTGGAGGGTTTGGTTTCAATGGTGAAATCAAGCAGCGACGGAAAATCTGGAAAGTGAAAGGGACGTAGAGATGCTGACGAGAAAACACTTTGAGACGCTGGCCGCTTCGATTGAGAAGCTGGCACGCACGCACTACGACGCAGCGTATGATATGGCAAACGACATTGCCGACGCTTGCGAAAAGGACAATCCCCGGTTTGACCGGTGTAAGTTCTTCGAGGCTTGCGGATTGGGTGGAGTTCACTTCCGGCCCGTTGGTGGAATCGTTATCGGTGTGAATGAGAATTGCGGCACCGAATAATCTCGCGATTGGGCTTGACAAAATCGGCCGGGCGGCCGGGGCGCCCCGCCCTAACTCGTGATCTGACAATGACTTACGACGACTTTTACATGTATCATTTTGCTATACCATATCTTGCTTGCGGAGCTAGAGTACCCATCTTCACCATTCACTCCGGACTACCAAATGGGATTCGGGCAAGTATTTTGGAAAGTTTTATCTGGAGTGCTGGTAACGACTTAGGAACAAGCTTTGCCTATCCTCACATCGTTTTTTCCTGCCACAATGGCCGAATTGGCCGCTGCCAATATGGCAAAAACGACGTAACATGGTACGCGGTAACGATTTACGAAAAGGCACTAGGGTAAAATCGCGACCCTATATAGTAGAGGGGCAACTAAAAGTTGCTAACAAAAACATGAAAGAGAAAAACAAGATGACGAAAGTTTCACAGATTATGCTGGGCGGCACACGATGGTTCGACCACGGCAACGAGGTCCGGGTGGAAACTCCCACCGACGCGAATCAGGTGTTCACCGTTCGCAACGGTGAAACGCAACGGCAGAAGTTCATCGCGGAACACGGTGACGTGTCCGTGGTGTGGGATGCCAAGTTCAAGGTGTGGCGCGTTCCCGCCTTCGCTGAAAAGCGAGAACGATTCTCCAACGCGAAAGCGAAGGACTGTGCCCGATGGGGCAGCAACTAGGGTTGACAATCGAAACAGGGTGTGATACAATACGCACCCAACGAAACATCGCGGGTGATAGCTCCCCAAGATCCGGGGCCGACCCAAGAAACCACTAGCCTTGAAAGGGCAACACTATGACGTTTGACGAAACACGCGACAACCTGACTGACACCGAGGACGTGATCATGGAGGCCGATGCCCGCGAAGCGGAGTTCCTCGGCAATAGCCGCCACATCCGGCTCGTCGAATCGAGCGTGGCCGAAGCGTTGTTGGGGCAACGGCACTTCGGCGGCAGCGGGAATGATCCGCAAGATCCCGAGCATGACCCCATCGGTGACGCCGACACCGAGTACGACATCGAGTACGACGACGAACCCGAGGACGATGGGCAGCCCAGCGAGTACACTGAATGGCAGGACTACATGGGCGGCGACGAGTACTACGACCACAGCGAAAACGAATGCTGGTAAATCGCTGAATTGGGGTTGACTCCAGCCGCCGGGCGGGCGGCCCGCGCCGACCTAACTCCTTTCATGCCAACGACTTACGACAACTTTTACATGCCATTATGACTGTGGCATTTTGCTGTAGCATTTTGCTCTACCATATGTACTACTCGGAGCTAAACTACCCATCTTGCCAAGCCACTCCGAATTGCCAAATGGATTTTAGGCAAGTATTTTGGAAAGTTTTATCCCCTGCTATAGTAAGCACTTACGTCGAAATTGCGATTTTCCAGAATCATTTTGTCCTGCCATAATGGCCGAATTGCCCGCTGCCAATATGACAAAAACGTCGTAACGTGGTGCGTGGTAACGGTTTACATAAAAGCACTAGGGCAAAATCGCATCCCTATATAGTAGAGGGGCAACACAAAGTTGCTAACAGAAACCAAAAGAGAAGCGACAAGATGAACAAGAACGAAAACAACAACGAACCACGACGATGCCCGACTGACACGAACCGCGGCATCTCGGTGAAGGTGGGCGACAGGCACATTGTCGTGGTCCGAGAAGACAACGACTGCACGTGTGAGAAGTGTGGCGGGGATGCCCCGGCTGTGCTTCACACCGACACGGCGGTTGTGGAGTTCAAGAATCACGTGGGCGACGGGCCTTCGGGGTTCGACCACTGGCACGACACAAAGTGGTGCTGCTAGAGAATGGAAACACAGGCTACTGGATCTCGCAGGCAACAAGTATACCACGCCACGAGATAGGGTAGCCAACTTGAAGCGGAACAAGTAAACAACCGCACTTGAAGCTGAACAAGTAAACAACGGCACTTGAAGCCTAACAAGTAAACAATGGCCAACTTATGGGCCGGTTGCGTCCCGCCTCTATCCGGTAACGCAGGATAGATTTTGCGGCTTCGCAACTGGCCCCGACACGGGAGAATAGAGAAGGGTTGACGGGGTAAAGGAGCGAAAGCTAGGGTTTAGAGCCACGCACCCAATTGCCGCTGAAGCCGGTTGTTGCAACAACAGGACAAGCAAACCAACTCTACCTCCCAAAAAAACAAAACTGCCGGTTTCGGGGCTTCCGGTTGGGCTAACGCTTAAGTTGGTTACCGCACAAAAAGCTTTATACAAAGCCGCTCCCTATCGGTGAAGTGAAAGCCTAACCGCCATCGACTGGGTATAAACGCGGCGACGTTCTTT